CAGCGAAGTCTTGAACGGCCTTCGCGAAACCGCCCTTAGTTACCCTCCCAAGAGCCTTGGGTGGTGGGAGTATTCGGCTGAGCCATTTTGCAAGCTCACCGATGTCGAGCAGATTCTTCAAGCGAACCCGGCGATTGGCTACACCACCCGGCTCGAGACAATCCAGGAATATATCAAGACGGCTAAGCCGGAGGATGCCCGAACCGAACATTTATGCCTTTGGGTCGATGCTATATCGAGTCCATGGCCTTATCGAGCCTTTGAGGATCTCACGGTGCAGGATTTGAGCCTGAACCCCGGTTCACTCACCGTGTTTGGCATAGACATCGCCGTGACCAAGAAGAAGGCAAGCCTGGTCGCTGGCCAAATCATGCCCGACGGCAAGATCGGCGTAGGCATCATGCACCAATGGGAATCGGATGTCGCCATCGACGAGCTTCGCATGGCAGCCGACATCAAAGACTGGTTTGACAAGTATCGGCCGACTATGGTTTGTTACGATAAGTACGCGACCGCCTCGATAGCCTCTCGGCTCCAACAATCAGGTTGTAAGGTCACGGACATGTCAGGGCAGATCTTCTACACGGCGTGTGGGGATCTCCTTGAGGCAATAACAAACAATCGAATAGCGCACAATGGCCAGAGCGAGCTAGTGGCTTCCATGAACAACTGTGGAGCAAAGTTGTCGGATGCTGGCTGGCGAATCGTGAGAAGAAAATCCGCGGGGGATGTTTCAGCCGCGATTGCCCTGGCCATGGTGGTGCATCAGCTCGTCAAGCCTGTGTCGAAACCTGCCATATTTGCGTAGTTTGTCCGAATTGTGTGGTATCCTATAACCTATGGCATTTTGGGATCGCTTCCTCATTCAAGCGCCGAAAATAACTTCTGAGGTCAAGGCTCAATATGCCCCTATCGTCATGGGAGACGATTTTGGATATTTCAACACTCAACTCATCACTAAGGTCAGCCGAGATGTTGCAATGTCACTTCCAGCCATCGTCAGATCGCGAAATCTCATCGCTGGAACGATTGCAAGCATTCCAATGGAGCTTTATCGCAAATCAACCCATGAGGAACTTGCATCACCCAAGTGGCTTGAACAACCTTCCGTTCACCAACCTCGATCGGTAACGCTGGCTTATACCGTCGATTCACTTTTGTTTTACGGCGTTGCATATTGGCAGGTAACTGAACTTTACGCAGATGATGGTCGTCCAGCTCGATTCAACTGGATTGCACCAACAAAGGTCACTCAGCAAGTTTCGCCAGATGGCGATTTCGTCACTCAGTATTATGTAGATGGCAAGCCAGTCCCTATGACTGGTATTGGGTCGCTTATCACTTTCCAAAGCCTTAGCGAAGGTATCCTCAATACCGGCGCGACAATTATTCGACAAGCATACGAATTACAAAACGCAGCGCATCGCGCCGCAGTCGCTCCAATCCCATCCGGCGTATTGAAGAATAACGGCGCAGACCTTAGCGAGTCCGAAGTTTCGGCTTTGCTCGCTCAATGGAAAGCGGCTCGTAACAAGGGAGCGACGGCTTATCTGACCAGCACTCTTGAATATCAGCCGACATCATTTTCGCCAAAAGATATGGGCTACGCAGATCTCATCCAGTCGGTGACGACTCAGATTGCTCGTCTTTGCAATATCCCGGCGTATTACTTGTCAGCCGATGAGAATAACTCGATGACTTACGCCAATGTCCAAGATGAGAGGAAGCAACTTATCTCGCTCGCCCTCCAGCCCTACATCACGGCGATCGAAACGCGCCTTAGCATGGACGATATTACAAACACTCAAAATTATGTCCGCTTCGCGGTTGATGAGACATTCCTCCGAGCAGACACACTTACACGCCTTACCGCGATTGAAAAAATGATTTCGATTGGCCTGATTACCGTTGAACAGGCTCAAGAGATGGAAGATCTATCACCGAACGGAACCTCATGAAGATAACACTCCAAGCAAGTGAGATTCAGGCCGACGAAGGCCGTCGAATCATCTCCGGCAAGATTCTCCCATTTGAGAACGAGGTCGGTTACACAAATGTGGGCAAGGTCAAGTTTCGCAAGGGATCCGTCCAATGGGATGATCCTAAGAAGGTCAAATTTCTTCTCGAGCATGATGGCCGTAAGCCACTAGGTCGCGCTCAATCCATCATGGCTGATGATGATGCGCTTTATGCGACATTTCGCGTTTCTAATACGACAAGAGGTTCTGATGCCCTCATCGAGGCCGCAGAAGAATTGAGATCAGGCTTGTCGGTGGGTGTAGAAGTTTTGGACAGTCGCCAGGTTGGTGCAGTCCTCGAAGTTTTGAGCGCAAGGCTCGAAGAAGTTTCTCTGGTATCCAATCCGGCTTTCAAGTCGGCTGAGGTATTGGAGGTAGCGGCTTCCGAATCCGACGAAGCCGAAGTTGAACAACCAAACAACGAAAGCGAGGCTCCTGTGGAGAACACCCCAGAAGTCGTAGCACCTGAGGCAGTTGCTCCTGCAGTAGAGGCCTCTCGTCCTACAATCACCGCTGCCGTTGCGTATGCAAAGCCACGCATCGAGGTAACAGCCGGTGCATATCTTGAGAACACGGTTCGTGCTTCTCTCGGTGACGATTCAGCTCGTCAATGGCTTGCTGCAGCAGCAGATACCACCGACAACGCTGGCTTGATTCCAACTCGTCAGCTCAGCGAAGTCATCAACCCACTTTCCAATGCAGATCGTCCATTCATCGACGCAATCAGCCGTGGAACTTTGCCAGATGCAGGAATGTCTTTTGAGATTCCTAAGCTCACCCAGGCTCCAACAGTTGCAGTCACCTCTGAGGCTGGCACACCATCCGAGACCGATCAGAATGTCGCTTTCGTTACGGTGAATGTCCAGAAGTTCGCAGGACAACAGACCTTCTCGGTCGAACTCCTCGACCGCTCAAGCCCTGCATTTTTCGCTGAGCTTTCACGCCAGATGCAATTCGCTTATGCGAAGGCAACCAATGATCGTGTTAGCACGGTTATCGGCGCAGCTGCAACTGACGGCGGAAACCGCACGATGTCGGCAGCAAACCTCCTTGATTTCGTCAGCGATGCCGCAGTCGATATCTACAAGGAGACTCTCGGCTTTGCGACCAATGTAGTCGTAAGCCCTGAGCAATGGGGCGCAATAATGGGCTTGGTCGATGGATCAAACCGTCCGGTTTATGTCCAGACCATCAACCCACAGAACGCATCCGCTAACCTCACTCCAACAGGCATCCGCGGAAATGTTCACGGCTTGAACCTCTATGTCTCTCGCTCACTCTCCGGAACTGGAGACGGCACAATCGTCGTTCTCAACCCAGAGTCATATCGCTGGTACGAGTCCGGCACCTTCCGCCTTGAGTCGAATGTCATCGCCTCAGGTCAAATCTCAGTAGCCCTTTATGGCTACGGCGCGATTGCCACCCTTGTGGCCAAGGGCGCATATAAGTGGATGGTTGCATAGTCCATCCAGTAATCGTGGGGGCTGACGGCTCGCCAGCCCCCACACCTTAGAAGGGAGTTGAAATGCCAGCAACATATGTAACTAAAGCAGAATTGCGCACCACCCTCGGCATTGGCGCTCTCTATGCAGACTCAGTTGTCGAAGAAGTCTGCCAAGCGGCCGAAGATATTATCAAGAGCAAACTCTGGTTCAATAAGACCAACATCATCGCGCATGAAGCTACCGGGACTACCGGGACGGTCTATTTTGATCACGCTATTTATGACCGTTTCTATGTCGGTCAAACGATCACCATTGAAAATGTCGCACCACATTTCAACGGCAGTCAGACTATTACCGATTACACGGTTTATACGGTTTCTTTTGTCAATGCACAAATTACCACCGTTGAAAAGCACACAGTTGTTCCCTATGGCACTCTGACTATTGCCAGCCAGGTCGATTATTCGATTATCCCGGCCGTTCGTGAGGCTTCCCTCATGATTGCCGTCGATATATGGCAAGCTCGCCAGATGTCTGCAACCGGCGGCATTTCACCTGATTTCCAACCTTCACCATATCGCATGGGCAACACCCTGCTCGCCCGAGTCCGAGGCTTACTAGCTGATTACCTAGATCCCGGTGGACTCGTAGGATGAGCGCGATAACTACCCTACGAGGAACTCTGGCGACCGCTCTCGCCAGCGCCTCGGTGTGGTCGGTGTTCTCCTTTCCTCCGGCCACGCCGATTGCGAATTCGTGTGTCATTAGTCCGGACGATCCTTACATCACGCCATCCAATGACGGTTACATCACCGTGGCTCCTATGGCGCATTTCAAGATTACCCTCATCAAGCCAGCCTTCGATAACCAAGGTAACCTCAACGGCATGGAGGATTACATCCTGGAGCTTTACACCAAGCTCGCAGCCTCTACGGTAAAATACACAATTGGCGAAGTTTCATCACCGGCAGTTATGAACGCATCCTCAGGCGACTTCCTGGCGTGTGATGTCCGAGTCTCGATCCTATCGAGTTGGAGCTAACCATGGATGAGCGCACTAGATTTCTGATCAAGATAGGTCAGATCGAAAAACCAAAACCAGCACCAAAACCCAAGAAGAAAGAAGAATCAAATGGCGATCACGCTGAATAACAAGGTCGGGGTCAAGATTGCTACTGTCGATTTCAGCGATCTCGTCACCGCCGCAACCCTCAACTACGCGTTTGAGGAGCTGGAAGTAACTGCAATGAATGATACCGGCAGGAAATTCGTTCGTGGACTGCAAACAGGCACCCTGACCCTTTCCTTCCTCAATGACCCTGCAAGTTCTGAAATCCTCGACACGCTCATCACAAACTTTGGTACCACCGCAGCGGTCAAGATGATTCAGGATTCCAGCGCGGTAGTTGCAGACGGCAACAAGCTCTACACCTTCGACATTCTTGTCAATAACCTCACCCCAATCAACGGAGCAACCGGCGACATCAGCACCCAGGATGTAACATTCACCATCAACGGTGCAGTCACGGTGGCTGATACCGGAACCTGGTAGGAGATTTACATGGCGAGCCTCAAAATTGTCCAAACGGACGGAACTACAACTGAATGCAGAATCACGCCAGCGATCGAGTTCGCTTTCGAGAAGTACTACAAGATTGGGTTTCTCAAAGCCTTCCGAGAGGAAGAAAAGCAATCGCACTTGTTCTACCTGGCGTGGGAAGCCCTGAGACGATCAGGCGTTACCGTGAAGCCCTTCGGTGAAGAATTCGTGGCAACGCTTGATAGCGTTGAAGTGGTCGAGGATCAAGACCCAAAATAGATCGGGATTCCATGACTTACCTGATAGCCAGGCTATCGGTAGAAACAGGAATCCAGCCTAGCGAATGGTTGGCGATGGATGAGCGGTTATTCCGCGCCATTCTTGCCTATATGAACGAGAAGGCGAGGATGGCCGAGAATGCCCGTAGAAATAAAAGGCATCGTTGAAGTCACTCGCGCCATGCGCAAGTTAGCACCAGACATTCTCAAAGAAATGCAAGCGGAGCTTCGGCCTTTATTGCGTGAAACCACAAACGCAGCAAAGGCCAAGCTACCGGCTGAAATGGGCTACATGCTCAGGAATTTCAATGATCCTGGATACACTCGGGTATCGCGCACCGGTCGAAAAGATGCTTTTCCAAGCTATACATCAACCGAAGTCCGTAAGGGATTGACCTATTCGCTTGGCCAGCAAAGAGCCAATCGCTCCGGCTATGTCAGCGTGGCCACCTTGCTCAACAAGTCCAGACCCGGTGCAATTATCGAAACCGCTGGTCGAAAGAATCTTTACGGCTCCAACCGATCCCAGTCAAACAATCCCAATGCTGGAAGTCAGTTCATTCGTGGACTTTCTGGCGAGGTCGGAGCCTTGAAGCAATACGGCCAAAACGAAAAGACCAAGGGTCGATTACTTTTCGCTGCTTGGCAAGAACATCAAAATAGACTTATGCCGAAGATCGTGGCTGCTTACGATAAGGCTGGACGAAGATTCAAGCAGAGATTGGATCTGGCAGCCTGATGGCAATCAACACAGACTTATTCATCAACCTCATTACCCAATTCAAGAGCAAGGGCATCAAGGATGCTGAAAAGGGTTTCAAGGGACTGCTTCGCAATACCAATGGCCTCAATCGAAGCCTTGGCATTCTTGCTCGTCGGGTTGCGGTATTTGAGACTCTTCGACGATCTTTCAATGCTTTTGTTGAGGACGATGCCGCAGCTCGTCGCCTCAACACCACTCTCAATAACCTTGGGCTTTCATTTTCAGCTCTTGCCGCTGAGGATTACATTTCCAACCTTGAGAGAACGAGTCGAGTCCTCGATGACCAGCTTCGCCCGGCTTTTGAGTCCATCGCTCGAGTAACTGGCAATTTTCAGGAAACCCAATCCATCCTCAACACCGCGCTCGATGTAGCAGCCGGAACCGGTCAGGATGTCGTATCAATCAGCAAAGCCCTATCCCGAGCCTATGCAGGAAACACCACTAGCCTTTCGCGCCTCAATGCTGGACTTACCAAGGCTGAGCTTGCCACCGGCAACTTTGTGGTTATCCAAGAAAAGCTCAACACCCTATTCGCTGGCCAAAATGCTGCACTCGTAGATACTTATCAAGGCAAGATCAACGGCCTCAGAGTTGCGTTTGCCAATGCTGGAGAAGCAGTCGGCAAAGGCCTCGTCGATGGCATCACGGCTTTATCGGGTGGCGATGTCCAAAACGCCATCAACTTTATTGTCGCAGCCGGTGAAAAGATTGGCGCAGCATTCCGATTCGCTGGCAAGCAGATTGCTTTCGTCAAAGAGATTTTTACTCGCAAAGACTTTTTCAGCGCAGAATCTCAACTGGAACTATTTGAGAAGTTTAGCAAGACCCAGGATCCTGCCAGACTCAGGGCAACCTACCGGGAGCGATCCAAGGCTCTCAAAGAGGAAGCCAAGGTCGCTGACAAGATTGCTCGAACCCGGGCTAAGTCTGCCGCAGCCGAGAAGGCTCGCCTAGCGGCTGCCAAGAAGGCTGAGCAAGACAAGACTGCTTTGACCAACGCCGAGAAGATATTCGATGACCAGAGAATCAGCCTTGAGGCTGCCCTACAAAATGAGAAGTTGAGCGAGAACGAACTCACGCGGTTGCAGCTCAAGAAGGCTATTCTCAACGAGAACGCTGATCGAGCCACCATGCTCGCAGATAAACTCAAGAAGTCTCAAGAGGAATTGGCTAGGCTCCAAGACTTCCAGCTCACAAACAATCCGTTCGATAATTGGATCAAAGCTCTTGAGCAATTCCGAGTAGGCCTTAGCCAAGTTTCCGTCCCATTGTCGTCGGTATATTCCAATCAGACCCTCGACAACATCAGCAAGAACCCACCCAATATCTTTACAGATCCAGGTTTCAATTTCTCAGTCCCAGAATTCGATTATGGCTCGGTCGGGACTCCGTTCGCCAATATGCCAACCCAGGGCGCACAAATAAACATCACAGTCCAGGGAACCGGCGGCCTAGATGCCGAGACCAAACAAGCGGTAGTCGATGCGGTAGTCGAAGCCTCATCCTCTGGATATTCAACGCAATGGTTTAGGACGACCAGCCGGGCAGTTATATGACCTATCCCATCCAGCTCTTTGTCTACTTTGACTTTTCGAGCGGCCCTAACTTTGACCCACCCTTCCAGATTGGTATTAGCCAGCTTGGGATCAACAAGATGGGATCTGGTGGTGCTGCCGGTGATGTAGTTGATCTGACATCCCAGACCGCAGCCATCAACATCCGGCGTGGTCGGGATTTCCTTCAAGACAAGTTCAACGCTGGCACTTGCTCGGTGCGAGTCTATGACCCTAACGGAGACTGGTCACCCGAGAACCCTGCAAGCCCCTATTTTGGCAAGCTACAGCCCCTCAGGAAGCTCAGAATCGTCGGACAGTATCTTGGGGTGGACTACCCTCTTTTCGCCGGTTATACGACCGCCTATAACTATTCCTACCCCAAGAATGAAGAGATCGGGTACATCGACATTCAGGCTACGGATGCCTTGACCTTGTTCAACAAGTCAGCCATCACCACCGTCACAGGAGCTACGGCAGGGGAAACGACCGGAAGCCGAATCGGTGACATCCTCACCACCATCGGATTTCCTAGCAGCCAGCGAGATATAGACACCGGGAACATAACTGTCCAGGCAGACCCAGGAACCCTTCGATCAGTCCTGGAAGCCCTACAAACGGTCGAGTTCACCGAGTTCGGTGCGCTTTACATGTCAGCCGATGGCAAGGTGGTTTTCCGTCAGAGAACCGATGCCATCGAAGCCCTGGGTGAGACACCTACCGAGTTCGATCCTCAGGGGACGATTCCCTACAAAGACATCAAAATGTCATTCGATGACAAACTGGTTTTCAATGTGGCGAACTTCAAGCGAGTCGGTGGGACAACTCAGACCGTAACCAACCAGACTTCCATTGACACTTATTTTCCTCACACAATTACCAGGGAAGA